GGAGAGCGGGGCGGACAGCGATTGGAAGGCGTTTACCGCCACCACGTTCGACAACCCGCACCTGCCGGGCGAGGAACTTGACAAGATCAAGGAAATCATCAAGACCCTGCCCGAGTGGCTTGCCAAACAGGAGTATTACGCGATCCCGGCCCCGAATGCGGGCGGCTTCTTCCCCCGCGATGTGGTACGCCGCATGATGGCGGCCGCGCCCGAGCCGTTGTATGTCGGGACGCTGACCATCCGCGGCACGCCGATCAGCGAGTGCGCCGCCCGAGACGTTGAGAACGTGATCCGCCGGCGGCAGATCGAGGCCATCGAGTGGGAGGAACGTCCCGATGGGGAGTGGAAGGTGTGGGACGACGACATAGACCGCAACCGCCGCATGGTGATGGGGTGCGACCTTGGCGCGGGTGTGGGTGCCGCGAACACGGTCTTTGCGGTGGGTGATGCCGACAGCAAGCGGAAATCGGCGGAGTTTGCAAGCCCCGGCGTGACTCCCGAGCGGGCAGCCTGGCACGCGGCAATCGGCGGCCTGTGGTTCGGTGGTGGGCAACGCAAGGACGAGGGGACGTTTCCCGGCGCCGAGGTGCAGTTTGAAATCAACGGGCCCGGCGAGGTGTTCAGCCGCGAGATGCACCGCCTGAGCTACCCGGCCATGTGCCACCAATCCGACGACCCGGCAGACATGGCGACCAAGGACCCCAGCCGGTTCGGGTGGCGATCAAGCCCGCAGGCGAAGGAAACGCTGCTGGCGGCGTACCGCGGGGCTCTGGCGTCCGGTAGGTTCTACAACCCGTCCAAGGCTGCGCTGGCAGAGTGCCTGACCTTCCGGTACACCAAGACCGGCAGGCTGGAGAGCGTCAAGACCGTTGTAGACCCAGCGGACGAGGTGGCGCGGGTGCCGCACGGCGACCGGACCATTGCCGACGCCCTGCTGTGGGACGGGTGGATGCGTGCGCCGGTGACGGTCCCGAGGCCGATGGAGCGGTCAGAAGCAACGCCGGGCGGGCGTCTGGAGAAGTTGCGCGAGGCGGAGAAGAAACGCAAGGGGCGATTCGCCTGGTAGCGGGCGTATCATGTGGTGTCTGACGGCGGGCTCCCAGTGAGCCGCGCATGTCCACCGCCAACATCTTCGATGCCTCCAAGATCACGCGAGCGATCGAGGGACCGGCCACGCTCCGCATGATGCCGTTCCGCCAGATGCGGAACCTCGTCAACCGCGAGTTCGGCGGGGCGTGGTATGGCAACTTCGCGGACATTGGGGCACGCGCGGAGAGCGACAAACGCCCCGTGAACCTGCTCTATCAGTTCGTCCGCACCTACCTACCCAATCTGGTCGGCCCGGCCATCAAGGTGAAGGTAACGGCCAAGACGATGGGAATGCGGGCACAGGCGACCACCCGCGAGCTGATGCTGAATCACATGCTGAAGGAAATGAACTTCACCCGCACATGGCGGGCGGTTGTTCAGGATGCCCTGACGGGCGGGCTTGGCGTGTGCAGGACGGGCTTGCGGGCCGGTGGCAGCAGCTACAAGGTGAACGGCGAGCTGTTCGACATGGGCCAGCCCTATGCCGTTCGCGTCGATCTGGACGATTTCGTGCGTGATCCGCAGAGCCGCGACCCCCTCGAAGACTGTTGGCGTGCGTTCCGGTATCGCGTGAGCCGGCGGGAACTGCTCGAACTTGGCATCTACGACCCGGATGTGGTGAACAGCATTCCGATGATCGGGTACGCCGGGGCAATGACCCGCGGCGAGTCCGACGAAATCATGGGCAACCGGCAGGACATTGACCCCATTGACGAGAAGGTCGAGCTGTGGGATGTGCTGTACTACCACGGAGACACCGTTCTGGAGGGCACGCTGGCGGGCAACATGTCCAAGTGGCTGATGGAGCCGCATGAGTACGAGGGCCGCGAGGGTGCGCCGCTCGAACTGCTGTCGTTGGTGGACATGCCCAACAACGCCATGCCGGTGAGCCCGTGCGGTTCGATCCTCGATCTGCACCTAGCGATGGCCGCGGCGGGTGCGAAGATGACGAACCAGCTTCTGAAGACCAAGGCGTCGTACATCTACAGCACGGCCAAGGGCGAGGAAACCGCGATGGAGATGCGGGATTCATTCGATCAGGAGTTCTTCCAGGGCGATCCGTCATCGGTCGCGGCGGTCAAGTCGGGCGGCTTGCTCCCCGAGATGCTGCCCGCGTTCGATTGGCTCGAAGGGCAGGCCAACAAGATGACGGCGATTCACCTGCTCAATGGCAGCGAAGACACCAGCAAGACGGCCACGGTGGGCAGCTACATGCAGGGCAATGCCTCGGTGCTGCTCAACGACTGGCGCGGGCTGTGCAACGAAGCGTGTTCCAAGGTGGTGCGGACGCTGGCGTGGTACTTCGACACCGATCCGCAGCTCAACCGGACCTTCAGCTACAAGCTCCCCAACGGTGCGGAGGCGGATGTGGTGTATGACGCTGAGGCCAAGGAAGGCGATTTCGGCGACTTCCATTGGGATCTTGCCCCGTTCGTGGACACCGCGATGGACCCGAGCCTGAAGATGCGGCGATTTGGCGAGTTCATGACCGCGGCGGGAACCTTCCTCCCGATGGTGATGCAGTTCGGCGGCGACATGGTTGCAGCGGTCGAAGTGATGGCCGACCAGTACCAGGTGCCCGAGATTGCGGACATTTTCCCGACGCAGAACCTCCAGATGATGAGCCAGATGGTGGATGCTCGGTACGGCAACCCCGGCCAAGCGACACCGGGCGGCAAGCAGATGACACCTGCAGGCCCCAAGCCAGCGGCAGGCAATCGACCCATCGACCAGACCCGCAGCGACATGGCGGCGACGGTTCCCTATTGAGAAAACCTAAATGCCCGTATACCCCATCCATTGTGGCAAGTGCCATTTCCACGGCGACACCTTTGCAAAGGTGGCAGAGATTGACCCCGACGGCTGCATCCTGTGCCCCGAGTGCGGGACTCGTGCGCCGCAGGACTACACCCGCAAGAGCGTCGGCAACGGGAACCGCGAGTTCCACGGCAAGACGCAAGAGTCAATCACCGAGTGGTTTCATCCTGCCGAAGTAGCCGAAGCACGCCGCACCTTTGGCGAGCGTGCGGGCGCGTGCATTCAGGACAACGGCACGGTTCGATTCAAGGACCGTTCGCAGCAGCGCGAGTACGCGAAGACGCGGCACGCGATCGAAGCGAAGGCACAAACTACCAAAGGTGGTAGGTGAGTAAACAACGCGCGTCCGTTAGTCTTCGGGCATGTCATCGAAACCCATCCCCGACGAGTCCGAGACGCCCGCACCCGCTGCCGATGAGACGATCATCGACGGCAACGACGCGGACGGCACCGCACCAGTAGACGCCGCACCCGGCGACGATCTGGAAGCCGATGCCATCGAGCCCGAGCAGGAAGATACTGCCGACGAGCCCGAACCGGACGCAGAGGATGAGCCCGCCGAACCCGCTGACGAGGTGGAAGAGGGCGACGAGCCCGAGGCAGAGGCCGACACGGGCGACGATGCACAGGTAGCGGCCACGCTCGCCGCGGCGCGAGGCAAGCCGGAACCCAAGGCCGAACCGAAGGCACAGCCCAAGGCCAAGGAAGAGCCGGCACCCGAGCCCGACGATCTTGAGGACGAAATCAAGCGGATTGAGGACGAGGTAGACCCAGCGGTCGCCAAGGTCCTGCGTTCGCTCCACGCCCAGAACAAGAGCCTGCTGGCCGAGAAGCAGGAGCAGAGTGCCGAAAGCTACTCGAAGGCCGTTCACGCGGCATTCGACGCGCGGGCCAGCCAGGGCAAGCATGACCTGTACGGGTCGCACTCTGGCGGCAAGCTCACCGAAGGCCAGAAGGAAGCCCGCAAGTTCGTCCACGATGTGGCGAACGAGAAGTTCCAGCGACTTCAGGGCAAGACTATCGGCGGCAAGGTCTACGAGTTTGCGGATGCGGTCGAGAGTGCCGAGCGTGAAATGCTCGAACTGCTCGGCAAGGCACCCGCAGGCAAGGGCCAGCCCGCACGGACCAACACAAACAAGGACGCGGCAGCGGTGCAGCGGCACAAGGCCCGCACGGCTCTCCCTCGCGGCTCGACCAGCGACAGGGGCAGCGGTGCCCTTGACCCCAACGACATTGACGGCACAGCGCCGTCTCGAAAGTGACAGCCTCCGCCGGAGCGGGGGCGAAGTGATTTTGTGCAGGAGTGACGCACATGCCCGGATTGACTCTCTCGCAGTTGACGAACCTCACCCGCTCGACGCGCGCCCAGCAGCGCAAGGTGAAGTTCGCAGAAACCCTTAAGTTCAACCGCTATGCAGGGCTCGAAGAGTTCATCTACACGGGCTCCAGCGAAGGCGTTTCGGGTACGCAGTATGAGGAACGCATCCGCCTGAAGGCGAACACGGGCGCGACCCGTGGCGTGAATCTGTACCAGGTCACCGCGGCACAGAAGGCCCCCCCGGTCAACACCATGACCGTGCCCTATGTGGCGAAGGAAAACAAGGGCATCGTGTTCGATCTGCGCGAGCAGAAGCTGAACCAGGGCTCTGACGTTCAGATCATCAACCACCTGAACGCGGAACGCTCGGCCAACTACGAGGACATTGCCAACCACCTCGAAAACGACATTTTCAACCCCATCTACAACAGCTCGGACAACCTGAGCTTCTGGGGCCTGCCCATGTGGCTGCGTCCCTCGATGACTTCGGGCGGCAGCTTCACGGCTGACCTCACCGGCGGCTTCAACGGCACATACATCCGTTACGGCGATACCTCGGTTTCGGCAACCCTCGCGGGCATCGACGCTTCGAGCGTTGATAACGAGCGGTGGCGCAACTGGGTCGGTACTCGCTCCAGCGCGTCGATCTTCAACAAGGATCTGGCCATCATGATCCGCCGGGCGATGGAAGCGACCAACTTCCGCCCGCTCCAGATGCTCAAGGGCGAGCAGACGCAGGGCGATTGCGTGATCTTCATGAGCCAGGCCGACCATGAAGCGTACAAGACGCTGGTCAGCGACGGCCCCGACGACCGCAACGGCGACCTGTTCCCGTTCAGCGAGTACAAGATCAACGGCGCACGCATCAGCCGCGCCCCGATCCTCGACCTTGACGCGACGGCCAGCATCTACGGCGTTCGCCTGAAGATGTGGAAGTTGTTGAAGGTGCCCGGCTTCTGGATGAACGAGAGCGACCCGCTCCGCAAGGACGGCGCCCACAACGTGTTCGAGATTCCGATTGACATCATGGGCAACCTGATGACGAACAACCCCCGTGCGTGCGGCTTCCGCATTCACGCCTCGTTCTGATTCGCCGCCTGAGTAACCCACCAGATTGACACACAGGGCCAGTAGGCCCTTGCACAAGGACAAGCAGCCATGACTTACCAGCAGTTGAATCAGTACAACGGGTACGCCGGTCCCGAGCTGACCGTGAAGTACAGCCCCTACAAGAACGACGGCACCACCGTTGTTGCCGCCAACGTCACCGTCGGCAGCGTCGTCACCCTCGCGGATGCCCTCGACAGCGACGGCTCCATGAAGGTGGTCCGCCCCGAAACCGCCACACTGGAGAACACCAAGTTCCTGGTGACCGCGGTTGACCCCGGCGTCAACACCATCGTGACGGGCTCGACCCGTGCCGGCGGCTTCATCAAGGTGATGCCCATCCGCGCATCCGTGGGCATCGTTCAGATGCTCATGGCAACCGGCACGTCGGCCCGTGACGCCCTGATCTGTGCTGACGGTTCGTTTGCCCTTGCGGCATCGACCGGCATCGGCAGCGTCGGCGCCATCGCAGGGTTCGTGGGCTACGCGGTCGAAGCCAACGCGACGGGCAGCAACGCCCTGAAGCTGGTGCAGATCGGCGTCTTCCAGTAATCGTTCCCCCCGTCGAGGTTGAAAGAACCAAACCGGCCCGCCGTCAGACAGCTCCCGGTATCTCGATGGGGATTTCATGCAGTACGGCGTAGACAACTCCTGGACCTTCGCCGATCTGAAGCTGAGGCTGGCAGAGGCTTGCGACGTTGCCACGCAGGGCACCGGGGCGGACAACCGCTCTGAGGTTCCCAGCGATCCCAACACGCTTGACCGCCTGAGCCGCGCCATCAACGACGCGGCCAAGGACTTCGCCAGGAATCGCCATCGCTGGACTTGGCTGTGTCCCACCCTGAGCATCACCCTCGAACCAGATGCCGACGGCTCCCTGAGCATCGCGGGCGACTCGCGGCGGTATCGCCTGCCGGTGAATGTCATCAGTGCCCCAGTGGGCCGCATGACTTGGCGTGATCCGTCCAGTTCCTACGGCGGGCGTGTGACCGACAGCCACATCGACCGCGTTTGGGAATACATCTCACGGGCTCCCAGCCTCAAAGGTCAGCCGTTGTACGCCAGCGTGTGGACCAGCAATGACCGCGAAATAACGGTGGGCGAGCGTCCCCCGATGGAGCTGGTGGTCTACCCCGCCCCAGACCTTGCATACACGATCCGCAGCCGATTCCGCGTCGATGTGCCGCGACTGGTCAATAACGACGACCGGGGCATCTGGGGCAGCATCCACGACCAGACCGTCCTCGCCATTGCCGTGACGAAGTTCATGAGCGTGCGGGAGGATGGGTACGCCACCGCTGTGGCACTCGCGGAACAGGCAATCGCCAAAAGCATCGAGGTGGACATGGAAATGCACGCCAAGAGGCTCGGCAGTTCAGAAGAAGGCCAGATGTTGGGCCGTTCAACCCGTGGAAACGTCCTCAACTACGACGGCTCCACGATCATCAGCTATTGAAAGGGATTCGCATGTGCGCAGCAAACAAACTCAATCTTGAGCGGGTCATCAGCGAGAGCCAGCCCGACACGGGATACATCGAAGACGCACCCCAGCCCCTTGGCGCGTGGAACCTTGGTGCCGGCACCACCATTGCCGCGGCGGGTTCGGGCATCGTCGGCGTATCAACCGTCACATCGACCAACGCCATGAACGTGCTGCTGTGGAATGCTACCGCAGATTCGGGCGACACGGTTCGCCTCGACTGGACCCTGCCGGGTCAGTTCAAGAGCAAGGACATTGGCCAGGGCGAGGCCCCGGTGCTGCAACTGCTCATCAAGGCGCGTCTGCGTGACACGACCGGCTCGGCGACGGCCAATGCCGATCTTGCCCTGACCGCACAGGCGGTCTTCCACAAGCTGGCACAGACTTCGATTGGCACCCTGTCCGCCGTGGTGTCCAACACCGTTGGCGCAACGGACTACGCCGAAGCCGCGGTTGACGGATTCGCCTGGTACACCTTCGACATTTACGGGGCCATGAGTGCCGCACAGAAGACCGCCCTGTCTCCGCTGGATTCGATTCAGTTCGTGGTCGGCCCGCAGGAGGCCGTTGGTACGGCTCTCGCGCTCGAAGTGATGAGCACGGTGATCCGCTACCGCCGTCACGCTGGCCTCGAATCCATGTCGTCCCGCTGATTCTCCCTGACGGCTTTCTGACCGTGGCTATCCCATGCCCAACCCGAAACGACTTCAACCGCCGTGGCGTGGTGTCACTGACACCCAGCCGTTCGTAGAGCAACCGGGGGACGCCTGCCCGCCCGGTGCTTTGCTGAACATGCGCCCCCGAGATGTGGGCACAGGGCGGCGTCGGTTCGGGAAGCGGCCAGCCGCGGCCAAGACCTTTGACACACAGATCGGCGCCGGGAACCCGGTGCAGGCCCTGACCAGCGTTCCCAAGAGCGTTAGCCAGGCGGTGGGCCCGGCCCGAACTGTGACCAGTGGAAGCAGCAAGACGGCAGACCTGTTCCGCGGGCAAGCGATTCTGCTCGACCAGAATTGGGCCGTGCGGGCGGCGTTCAACGACGACAGAAGCGACCCGGCTGTTGCTGCCCCTCCGACGGGGTACGGCGGTCGCGGTGCGTTCAATTGCTGCTGGGACCCGGACAACGTGGAGGTGGGGTTCTATGTCACCATCACCAAAAACGTGACCCTGACCACGCAGGATGTGTATTGCATTGGTATCAATCGGATTGATAGTGATAGTGGCACCGTGACCCATCAGGGGTACGCGGTCGATGCAGAGCCGGGGTACTCGATCCCGCTGCCGGGAAGCGGACAGGGCGACCTGTTCCCCAATCAGATCAAGTGCGCGTTCGGGTTCCTGTTCATCTGTGCCGGGACATGGGTGTACGTCTTCGATGCCGATGACCTGACCTATCGCCAGCGGGTAAAGCTCACCTGGGCGGACGAGGTGCAGGGGCTGGACACGGTGACGCTCAACGGCGTGCAGTACCTTGTCGCCCTGTTCACTGGGTCTTCGGTAGTCACGGGGCCAGTGGTGGCCGATTCCGCGACCCCCGGCGAGGCGTTCGGGCAGTTCGTGCGGTCGGGCGTGGTGGCGTATGTCGTCACGACGGCCAGTTACCTCACCGGCCCGATCTTCATGCCGCAGGGGACGCAGAGCGGTGATGGGGCGTATGAGGCTCACCACACGTTCAGGTTCAGCGAGTACAGCAAGACCCGCCCGCGCGGGTGCATCGCCTACGGCTTCGCGGTCGATTCGCTGGGTGACCTGTTCGTCGGTCGGACCAATCAGGGGTTTGGATACTCCCCGCTCCTGAATGCCAGCCACCGACCCGACGGGAGCCTGAGCCCCTACATCACGGTCAGCAAGTGCGTGTTGTCGGATCTGTGGAGCCAGCGGGCGGCTGGAACGGGTGTCAACTCGTACATCGCCCCGGCCAGCTCGACGGGCTACGGCATTGACGGCGCCGGGTGGGAAGTGGACACCCAGTCCTATCGCCGGGCGTTCATGTGGAACGGCGGGACCTACTACAACGACATTCCCACGATCATTGCCGGGGCACGCGATCCGGGTGCGGATTCGGATGCCCCGAGCGTGTACGCGGTCGCTCTCGATGAGAGTGTCGGGCAGGTGTACGTCGGCGGTCGCCGGCCAGCTCCCAGCAACGCGGTATCCAACGTGTACGCGCTGCGGGCTGATGACGGCACGATCCTGTGGGACCACGATGTACGCGGTCTGGTGCAACAGAACGCCATCGACGTTGACCCGACGACCGGCAACGTGCTGGTCGGATTCAACCGAACGGACGGCTGGGACAACAACGGCACCCCAAGCACGAACAAGGCGGAGATGCTGGAACTCGACCGGGACACCGGCGAGGTGGTCCGCTACTTCGACCTGACGGACGCCGTGAATCAGAACACCTTTGCGACCACCGCGGCGGGCTTTGGCTGCTATGACGTTGCCGTCAACGCTCGCGGCCAGGTGCTGCTGGCCCTCGCCCCTTACAGGTACGACACATGAGCAAGATCACCAAGGAACTCGTTGCGGTCGGTTTGGCTGTCGGCGCATGGGCGGCAGTGCTGTTCCTCGCGCTGGTGGTGGTTGGCTGCGTCGGTGGATGCAGCACGCCCCAGCGGGCACGCACGGCCACGGCTTCGGATCTGGCAGGGGCCACGATCGACGCCAAGGACGCGGAGCAGCGGCTGCGTGGGTCAACCAATCAGATCGAGGAAGCCAATGCAGAGATTTCCGCGGCGGTGCCCGAGGTGTCCAAGCAGACCGGCGAGATTGCCGCGGCGGTGGCTGAGCTTCGCGCGGTGGATGCGATCGTGCTTAGTCTGATCGACAAGCTTGGCAACGAAGAAAAGGCGGTGGCCAAGACCAACAAGGCTTTGGCCCTTGCAAACTCGGAAATCGCCCGACTCGAAGACAAGGCGAACGGCACCCTGAACACGATCCTGATCGGTGCGACGGTGGCGGGCTTGGCTCTCGCGGTCGTCTGCGGTGTGTGGCTGCGTTCGTGGCAAGGCGTGATCTTGGGACTCTCAATCGTCGCGGCGTGTGCTGCCGGGATGTGGATCATCAAGTATCGGGCGTGGATTGCCATTGGCGGCGCGGTGGTGGCGGCGTGCTACGCGGCCTATTGCATCATCACCGAACGCAAGGTGGCGACTGACATTGTGCGGACGGTCGAGGCGATCAAGACCGACGTTCCGAACTTCAAGGACAAGGCCAACGCGGTCCAGGCCAAGGCGTGGGTACGCAAGCGGGTGGACGCAATCAAAGGAACCTTCAAGGCATCGCCATGACGACGATCAACAGCAACGCCAACATCGGACCCGATACCACCATCACCGCCAAGATGAGCACCAGCGAGTGGGGCAAGGTCCTCGGGCTCATCGTGACGGCGGCGGTGACCTGTGCCATGTACGTGTCTTCGTTGCAGGCGAACGTCGAGAAGGCAGTAGCCAAGGCAGAGCAGGCGGCCAAGCAGGCGGAGAGTGCATTGGACCTGTCAACGGCGGTCAAGACGGATCTGCAGAACGCCCTTGTGGCGTTGTCGGCGAAGTTGGGACGAATCGAGGGGTTGCTGGAGCGGCTTACTCAGGAGTCTCATAAGTGATGACGGCGATAGCGTTGATGCTGGTTCTGGTTCGGCCAATCCAGTCGTCCAAGTGGCGATTGCCGATTGAGACGCCCGAAACCTGCCTTTCGGCCTACATGGTCCGCATGGCATCGTGCAGGGCACAGTTCCCGGATTCGACCAGCATTGGGCGGGCGGTGTGTGAAGCGGACGCGGCGGGCCAGTACACGGCCTGCATCAACGGTGTGAGGTAATCCGATGGCATGGACGCGGAACACAACCTCGGGAGTGCTGACCCACGCGGGCACCGATCGGGACTTCTGGGACCCGAACGCGGACTTCGCGGGCGGTCTTTCCCTGCCCGCGTCGGCTGAGATTCAGGTGCAATGCTCCGCGGCGTCCCACAACATCAAGGTGCTGGTTCGAGCCTCACCGGACGGGCGGACGGGGTTTGAATGTGGCATCGAAGGCACGGACGTTGTGATTCGCAAGATCACGATGGGCGTGGTTGGCTCGAACCTCGATTCGGCGGCTCATGGCCTCGCAGCGGCGGAGACGTTCACTCTGAAGGTGCGGCTGACGGCGGAAACCATCGCCGTGAACGTGGTCAAGACCAGCGGCGCGGAAGTGCCGGTGGACTACGCGACCACGGACCTGAACCGCTACAACTCATGGGGCTTCATCTGCAACGTGAACAACGGGCTGATCCTCGCCGCGACCGTGGCCGAAGTGGGCCTGTCGTCGGTGACTGTGGAAGATGTGCTGATCCAAGTCGCCGGCGGCGATGTGTGGGCCAGCGGCGCGGACGGGACGCGAACGCAGCTCATCGGCTCGCGTGCGTTCCCCTCGACGGCCCAGGTATCTATGGCGGTCATGGACGGCAAGGCGTATGGCGTTGGCGGCGGTAAGGCCGTGGTCATCGACCCGGCAGCCAAGACCGTGACGGCATGGGTGCCAACCAGCGGAACCCTGCCGGGCGGTGTCGGCACGGGCACAACTACGGCGTCGATTGCCTGCCAGTACCGGGGCCGGGTGTGGCTCGCGGGCATCGAGGGCGAAGCGAACATTCTGTACGGGTCCGCGATCGGTGACCCGCTTGTCTGGGACACGGGCGAAATCGCCGAAGGTCGCGCGGTGGCGATCGGTGTGGGACGCAACCAGCAGGTCGGCGATGCGATCATTGCCCTGGCGGTGGCGGTGAACAACACAATGGTCATCGGGTGCCGGAACAGCGTCTACGCCCTGCTTGGCGATCCTGCCGACGGTGGGGCGGAAGTGGTTCCCCTGACTACCAGCGTGGGCGTGAGCGGGCCCAATGCCATCACGATCATTGCGGAGGGTGTGACGGCCCTGCATTCGCCCGAAGGACTCTTCACGATCAACTCAGCGTCGGCGCCGACTTCGATCAGCCGGGACGTTCTGGCCGGTCTGATCCAGTTCCCCCGCGAGAGCCGCGAGGATTACACGGTGACGCTGGTTCGTGACCCGTCGCGGCACGGGCTGCATGTGTGCATCACGCCCGACACGGGCACGGCGACCCATCTCTACTACGACGAGCGAATCGGGCAGTATCAGGCGGGCTCGGGCGGGTTCTTCCCCGAGCAGTACAACTTCTCCCCGACCTGTGCCACGGTGTGGCGAGGCCGCCCTGTGTTCGGGACGACCAACGGGTACATCGTGCAGTTCAACGACTCCGACACCCCCAGCGATTACGGCACCACGGCCATCGACGGGTATCTGACCATGAGCCTGGTGGATGAGGAACCGTTCAACAACGACACGATTCTGGAATCGGTGATCCCGGTTCTGGGCAGCAGCAGCGGAAACGTCACCATGACGGTGTACGGGGGCAAGACGCCAGAAGCGGCGTATGACACGGCGGAACGGTGGCAGCTTGGCACCTACACCCTGACGAGCGTTCCCAATCGGGCACTGGTGCGCCAGCGTGGTCCAGCTCTCGCGGTGCGGCTTCGGAACAACACGGCTGGCAACTCGTTCGTCTTCGAGGGGTTGGACGCCACAACCTACACGGGCCGAAGCATCAGCCGCGCGGGCTGGAAGGCTGCGTTGGCGGTCGGCACACCCTGCGGCGTGCCTGCGGGCTCGTCCGCGGCGGGCAACAGCGGCGGTTCGGCAATCAGCGGCCCCGGCCTTGGCTCGCTCCCCGCGGGCGGCTCGCCGGTGCTTGGTGGCTCTGGTGTTGCCAGCGGCGGCTCTGGCATTGAAGAGAACTTGGGAGGGCTCACCCTCGATTGATTCCCACCACGCTCCATCAGATTTGGCTTGGCCCCCGCGGCGTGCCGGAACATCTGGTCAACTACGCCAAGGCGTGGCGGCGTCTGCATCCGACATGGCGGATGATCCTGTGGACCGACCGCCCCGAGGCCCATGCCGAATGCGTTGGGAACCCGTGGGACGAGGTGGCCGGGCATCCCCCAATCATCAATCGGTACGTGTACCACTACGCCGACAGGTGGTTTGGTGACCGCGCGGCATGGGCGGCACGGTCGGACATTCTGCGGTATGAACTGGTGGCCCGGTACGGCGGGGTCTATTCCGATCTGGACTTTGAACCATTCGACAACATCGAACAGTTGCTCGAAGGCGTCAAGCTCTTCAACGCCGACGAGTGGGGGCCGTGCTGCGGGAACTACCTGTTCGGCGCCGAGCCCAATCACCCGGCGATGTGGTCAGCGGTGCGGAACATGTGGCGCGGGGTGGCTCCCAAGCTCATCGAGGGCCGCGGCCTGCGTGGGATCTGGAACCGCCTGCGGTATCGGCTCATGGGCAAGAAGCTGGTGACTCGCTCGCGGTTTGAGCAGAAGCCCCCGCGGAAGGAATGGAAAGGCATTCTCCAGACCACCGGGCCGTTCTACCTTGCGTCCCAGATCCACACGCACCCCGATTGCGTGGTCTTCCCGTGGCAGTTGTTCAACCCGCTGCCGGCTCCATTCGACGCCAAGAAAGTGACGAACTGGCCCGACCATTCGGTGGGGAATCACCACTACGCGGGCACCTGGTACGACCGTGAGAAGGAAAGCCCCTTGCCCGCACTGATGGAGGCACCCGAATGAGTGCAACCCCCATCATCCCCGGAGTGATCCGCAGGGAAATCGTGCGGACGGAGCAGGA